GCTCGGGCCGCGGAGAAGGCGTTCGACTATATTAACAGCCTACTTTGCGCCGACGAGGAGTAGGTCAACCAGCCGGCCGCTCCGGCGGCCGGCTGCCCCCACCATCATGGTTGCGCGAAAGTCCTACAAGCCCCCCCAATTCTTAGGAAAATACCTGCTTTAGCCGCCCCCGGCCCATATCTGTCGTCAATGCAATGCCACCGCCGAGCGATTCGAGCGTTAGCACCGAATCAAATTGACGACATTCCAGTCCTGGCTTGGGTTTGTCAAACGAATGGCACTAGCTTAAGGAATGCGACCACAACCGCTTGTAGCTAGCTTCGGCGTGCTACCGCAAGGGATTGTAGGCTGGCAGACAACTCCACGCTTAAGCTAGTGCCATTCGTTTGTCAAACCTGGGCGAGCAAGGACGTTGTCGAGAACTGCCTCGGTGTGTCGGACCGATGCGCGCACCACGCACAGGACGACTGCGCGCCGGCCCCAGCCAGTGTCGTCAGAATGATGGTGCAACTGGCTGGTGCTGCTCCAGACCGAAAGTACTCAGGTGGATGTGACCTCCGCGCGCAAGGGGCGCACTCGAAATGAACCAGACGTACCCGCGTCATGGTATTCGATACCACCAGTTAGTTGTGTAAGCGAGGGACGCGCGGAGTTCGTCGGCACGCTCGACGGCCTTGCGGAGAGCGGAGTCGGTCACGGCCCACTGGCGGACCTTCCACTCGTAAACGGGACCGTGAAACGAGCCCATCATCCACGACTGGATTTCACGCCACCGCTGGCGGGCCTGGTCAATCGCGCCCCGGAAGCCGCTGTAGTTCGTCTCGCTGGCGTCCAGCAGGAACACGCACAGCGGCAGGTCCAGATTCACGGCGAGGATGCCCAGCAGCATCTGCGAGTGCTCGAAGAATTGCAGCCCCGGCAGCGTCGGGACGAAGCCTCTCAGCTTCTCGCCCTTGTAGCCGTAGATCTCGAACCCGGGCGCGATGTCGGTCAGGGTCCGCGTCTCGCCGTCCGGCCGCGTCTCCGTGGTCTCGCTGTGGTCCCCGCCGCCGGCGAATGGCAGGACCGGGGCCCCGGCGTCCATTTCGCGAAGGATCGTGTAACAGGACTGGATCTTGGCGGCCACCAGGTTGGCGAACTGCAGGTCGTCCCAGTGGTCGGCCGTGTCCGCCATCGGGGCGAAGGCCGTCACACCGCGGGTCTGGCTGCGGCGGTCCGGCAAGTAGTGGTGGAACACCTGGCGGTGGCCGGCTTCGTCGCGGGCGGGGATCTGCGTGGTGTCGTTCACGCGGGTCACCGAGCGCCAAGGCTCGATGTCTTCCTTGGTGAACCAGTAGGCCAGCCGCCGACGCCGCTCGTCCTGCTGGACGCCATGCACGACGTTCTTGGTGGTGTTGCGAGGCGTCTTCAGCCGGTGGCCTTCCTGGGATTCGACCCCGCCGTCCCGATTGGGCAGCGAGCAGATGTCGCCGTCGATAACGACGTGCTGGAGCGTCAGCTTCTCCAGGCCGTGAAAGTCGAGTTCCTGCTGGTCGTCGCAGGCTTCCGGCGAGCGGGACCATTCGGCCCAGCGGTAGCCGTTCACGTCGTCGATGCCCTTGTCGCCGCTGTCGCTGTCGAGCACGAAGCCGCGGCCCACGACGTTGGCGACCAGGCGGCGGACGCCCTGCATGACCAGCGGGTTGTTGCGGGTCATTTCGCGGGCCATCTCCATCGCGCCGAAGTAGGCGGATTCGGTGCGGTAGTGGTAGTCGGCGTGGGAGCCCAGCGCCATGATGCCGGTCTTGGCCCGCTTGTACCGCGAGGCTTTCCCGATCTCGTAGTCGGACTTCAGTTCGGCGAACTGCTCTAGGATGCTGCCCGCCATGCCTTGCCGTCGGCGTTTGGTCATCCTCGGTAGTTCTCCATCGAAACGTAACGGACCCGCCCACTGCGGCTCCTCGTGGCCGCGGGGTGGGCGTCCTTCCACCGCTGGGCCGCTTCGATTTCGGCCTGCAGGGATTCGCGGGTGAACGTCTGCGGGCCACGTCCGGCGGACAGGGGCAGTCGATTGCGCAGGATGCGACAGGCGGTGATGAAGGCGTCGGCCTTCGCGCGGCTGTTGTCCTCTTCATACGAGGCGTTGTCGTCGTATGCGGCAAGAACTTGGGCGTCGGTCGAATTGCTGCTCAGCGTGGCCATGAACCGAGCATGAAGGAATCCGGATGGAGCGTAAAGGCGAATGGGGGGAATACCGGAGGTATATTCGGTGGCTGCGGACTGGACGCGGGCGAACGGGGCGGGTCCTGCGAGCGCGTTCTGCCGCCGAGACCAGCCGCAGAACACTCGCACCTGTTCGGATGGGATTGGACGAAAGGCACAGCGATTCCGCCGCTTAGGATGTCCAGCTGTTTACTGGCTATTGCGTCTTCTGCCGCCGGAAAGTCGCTCCATAAAACCGATGGCCATCCGAGGGGCCGCTGGAGAGGTATCGCCCGCATGGTATGTGGACCACATAAAACGCGTACCCAGTTGGGGGAAACTGGCTGCAAAAGCTTGTCAGGGAAAGGCTTCTTCGTTAGGCTGATGGCGTGGCGGCTGAGCGATATGCCGCCGAAAACGGCATCGTAATTATGTATTGGGACGGCCGAATTAGAAGTCGGCAGAGATGGGGCGGAAGTATGCCAGCGAAGCGGAGAAAACCGATCGCGTGGGGATTCGCCGCGGTTTCGGTGCTGTTTGGTGTGGGAACTTCTTGGTTCCTGCTCTTCGGCGGAGGTTACCAGGCTGAACTGTGGATTGCACGCTATGACCGAGGCGCGTGGATCGCGAACCGAATGGAGGGTCGGCAGTCGCCTCGCCGTCCGATGGTCAAGTCGCTTATGAGACGCCTCGAGCCGGGAATGAGTCGCCGAGAAGTTGAGCATCTCATCGGTAAGCCAGACTACGAGCGCGCGGGTTGGCACATATACGACATCGGCTACCCTCGGTGGGATGCCTTCGCTTTGGATTACGACGTATTTGAAGTCCGCTATGAGCACGAACAACTGGTGGGTATGAGGGTGCGAAGCACATGAGGCCGACAGACCCAGATCCCATTTCGCTCATCGAGCGGCAACTGTGGAAATCCCGTAGCACCAACCGGTTCGACGGAGCGGTGGATCCGGCCGAGCGATGCAGCCGAGCGGGGATCAGGCTGCTTGGTGATGGTACGATCAACCGTCCCCGCCGGCTGATCGCGGTCGTTCGGCGACAAGGCCAGGTGCACGGCGACCCAACGCGGCCCCGGGCCGCAATCCAATGAATCGAAATCAATGAACAGCAGCGAACAGAGGGAACGGAGGGGCGGCTCTTTCTCTGTTGTCTCCGTTTCCTCCTGTTCAAAATTCGCAGGAAAACAACAAATCGCGGAATAGTAGTCTGATGGGAGACGCCGCTCCGCTGCGAGGGCATGCATGTCAGGCGGTGAACAAAAGACGAATCCCTATGAGTCACCGAGGCATGGCGACGAGCGAGGATTGGGGTCCTCATTGGCCTTTGCCGTGCTCTTCGTCGCCTGCATCGCAGGGGTGCTACTCAGTATTGCTGTGTCGGGGCATGCGGTTCTGAAGATCCTGGAAACGACCCCCTTCATGGGAATCATGGTCGATGCACGTGGCAATCCAATTCCCATTCAGGGCTATCCACAGTTGGGGTTTGGTCTGGCGGGCTCTCTCCTTTTTTCTGTGCTTGCGGTTGCTCTCGGACTGTATTGGGCTGGAAAGCGAAACGCGAGCTATCGCCGAACCAACGGGTGTCGCGACGAGTTAAGCTCGTAGCTGTTGGAATTCGAGGGTGGCTCCCTCGATGAAATCAGTTGAAGCTATCCAGGAGGTGAAAGTCCTTCCAAGGGTAAAGGTTAGCCACCAGCCCGGTAGCCGAACTCGCTGGCCGGAGGAAACGAAGGTCAGAAGCCGAGGGAGGCAAGTCGTCGAGGTTTGTATCGAGCCTCGAAAGTTGTTCTAAAGTGGTGGTCCCAAGTAAGGGATAAGCGGAGGAAAGGATGATCGATCCTTTTGAAGCGAACAGCGGACAGTGTCACTCGGCTGGAACGCAGCAACTGCCCGGCGTCATGGCGAGCCGTCGCGGTGGCCACCGGGGTCGTAGACCAGATCGCGACGATACAGGGATAGCACGGGAACTCGCGAGAGCCTCATCAGCCTCCTGTCTACACAGGCGCGGATCACGTCGGGGCAACCCGTGGGAGTCCACCGCGTTATCAAAGCTCCCCGCTGGAAAGGCCCGTGGCTCCGCCGGGTCGATCCTGGTCCTTAAACGCGGAGACGACAGGTACGAGGGAACGAGCGCGAGTCGCGAAGGAACCTCCGAAGGGCGTTAGGCAGTCTTAGCAACCCATAGTAGCGATGGCATGTACCACTCCCACCCTGAGATTCGACGGGCACGCCGCTGGGCTGAGCCAGCCGGGCGGTGCGTCAACGCGGGGAGCGGGCGTGCCGGGAAGCCAGGGAACCAACTCCGTCCGTGGGACCTGGTGCAGCCAAGGGGAAGCCGGGTGTCACCTGCGAACCACCGTGGAGGCGGCAGGGACTTCGAGCCCGTCACCGCCTCCTCAGCTGTGGGACGCATCGCATCGGAGCCGTGCGGCTCTGACTGCGGATGGAGACGTGTGGCGCGGGTTGCGGGGTCTCGCCTGCAACCTTATCGTATGGAAACGTGCGATACCGAAGAACCGGATGAGGGAAAGCTTCACGTCCGGATCCGTGGGGAGGCTGGGGGCGAAAGCCCCCGGCTTTACCCGGACACGCGAGGCGGCGATCGCGTCGGTTAATGGTGGTTGGGTCACACGCGCCGCCCGCGTGACCCGTATCGTTACATACTAAACCTTGATGCCACGAAAACTGCCACGCGACAAACCGATTGCTGCGCTGCGGACATTAACTCGTCGGCTCGGTTGGGCGCAGCTGCGACGCTACCAGCACCTGTGGGAGGAACGCAACGTATTGATCACGTGGTACGAATCCGGGAGCAATGACGGCTCACGTAGCGATCTGTTCCTGCAAATCAACGAGTGTCCGATTGGACAAACGGCAACGTACGCGGCGGCGGTTTATGCGATTCGGTATCACATCTGCACTGGTTGGCACTCGATGAAACTCGGACCTGACGCCCACTCGCTCGATTGCGAAGTGGAACGGCTTGATTCCTGGCTTCATCGCCGGTGGTTCGAGTCCCTGGCAAATCGGCGACAATACCGAAGCATGCATCCGGAATGTACAGGGTGGTCTTGGAAACGGACCCGGAACGAACGACTTCCGTACGACGTGGTGGATGCAACCCATTGCATCACCGGCCGATGTGTGTACAACGGCATGCACCCGACCGGCGGATCGGGGCGGAATCAGACTGGCAAGTCACTTGGCCGCCGCCGGGTGACGCCTGCCGACGTGCGAACGGTCGGGCTCCGCTGACGCATCGTTTTGAGGGCGGCGCGATGAATACCTTCTCGGACGCAACGCAATCCACGCCTCGGCGTGTCAGCATACCTGCTACCCTGTACGTTCTGGCGATTGTCGTCGTCGGCGCGGGTTGGTGGATTGACCGAGCTTCCCTAAACGACCAACTAGAACGGTTGTCCGAACAGGCGACATCGCGTGAAGCCACTCGCCCGCCGCCCGATGTTGGCGCGCCCCTGGTCCTCAAACAGGCCTACTTCTGCAAAACTCAAATCCTCGAATATCTGACAAAGAACAAGGTGATCGGGCAGCCGCTTCCGGTATACCCGCCCATCCGCGAGGTGGCTGACGGCACGTTTGATGAATCCCAACTTCCGGGCCTGTGGGAGCAGGCCCGAGCTCATTGCCCTGGAACTAAGTGCGTGGGTTATTACTTCACGTTGGACAAGGGCGGAAAGGTGGATCCTAATCTGCGCGGGCCCGCCTTTTTTGTCTTCACCATAGATGGAAAAATCGCGTGGTTCGACGATACAGTCCTGTGGTGATGGTCGTAGCGGTGGCAGGCCCAACACGTAACTGATGAAGGATTAGATTGTGCGTGCCCGAAGCAGAACGGTTGGCGGGGGAATAGAGTGGATGACGGATTAGGGTTGGCGGGCGAAAAGAGCAGCCACAATCTAATCCTAGGTTCAAGAAGCCCGCGGCGGGCAGCGGGGGAGGCCGCCGCGTTTGGCATGCGGCTTGCCACAGGGTTTTGCATTCGTCCGGGCTGTCTTGGGCGAGCGTTCCCGAGTGTGGGCGGAGCGGGGATGGCTCCGCGATGGAACGTCGGATGAGTTGTTCGCGTCGCTCGGGTGGGGATGCGTTGCAATCGAGCGGCGGTTGGGTCCAGCGGTGTGGTTGGTTCTTTCCGTCGCCGCCGATTGAACATGGTCGTTCCGCGTCGGCTATGGCCTTTCCTGTAGCTGCTCGATCAGCCAGACCACGGCGTCGTTGCGGTTGAAGACCTTCCTTCCGTTGCCGAGCTTCGCCCCGGTCTCCTTCAGGCCCCACCATAGCCGATGCAATAGGTTGCGGCCGGTGGGGCTGCGGCTTTTGATGAGCTGCAGGTTGACGTGGGCTTTGCAGAACGAGGGCGTGCCGTCCAGGCCGGGCGGGTTGTCGCACAGCGGGACTTCGATCAGCACGGTCTTGATCTGGCGGATGATTTGCTGGACCGGCGGAGCGGGCGGGACCGGTTCTACGAGGGGCGGCACGTCGGCTTGCTGGTCGGTCAGCGTGATGTCGGGCAGAGGTTCGGGCTGCGCGAGTTCCGGTGTGGGCACCGGCGTGGGGCTCGGCAGGGGCGTAACGGCTAACGACTCTTTGTTGACGGTCACTCTGGGCATGGTGCGATCTCCTTATCGGGTTTGAATCCACGAACTACCTGACGGCGTGTCTCGGTCTCGACTGGGCGGTTTTCTTGCCGGTTTAGTCGACGGTCCCTGCTTCGGCCGGATGGTCCACAGGCCCCAGATCGTGCGAGCTGCGATGGCGTAGGCGGTCGCGTCGAGGTAGTGGTTGGCTTTCTGACTGCGCAGGTGTCCCGGACGGGAGCCTTCGGGGACCCAGCGGTACGAGCCGTTGGGTTGCTTCTGCCACTCTTCGCTGAGGATGTGGCCGGCGTAGTTTTGGTGCCGCTGCCATTTCTCGCGACCCGCTTCGTCCCGCGGGGGCGTGAATAGGGCGAGGCTGCCGACGGTGCCGAACGGCTGCAGAAATCCGTGGTGGACTTTCAGCTTCCAGGCGTCGGCGTCCAGGTCGGCCAGCCAGATGCCGTTGGCGTAGGACAGGTTGCACTCCGGCAGGGGCACCACGGTTTGGCTTGCGTTGCGTTGCTGCCACGGCGAGCGGCCTTTGCAGGGGAGGATGCCGCGGAAGCCGGCCTGGGCGGCGAGGATGTAGACCGGCTCGGTGCCCCACTGCTTGTCCTTCCAGCCGCTGTCGATCAGCGTCAGGTCCGGGACCCAGCCGGTGCCTTCCCGGTCGTCGAGCTGGCCCCAGGGATGCGTGCGGATGCCGTCCCACCAGGTCTGCAGGCCGTCCAGGACGATCTTCTCGCAGGCGGCGGCCGGGCGCCCCTCGGTGGCGAAAGGGACGAAGGAGAAGTCGATGATGCTGCCGGCCGCGGCGTCGGACCAGGCGATGGTCACCACGTGCAGGCCGTTCAGGTTCACGTCGGCACCGCAGGTCAGGGCGATCGTGTCGTCGGGGACAACCCCGCGTTCGTGCCCGGTGCGGCAGTTGGCGCGGATGTGGTACGTCGTCAGATAGAGCTGCTGGGCGTCCACTTCCGCCGGCGGATCGTTCTGGTACTCGGTCAGGAAATGCTCCAGGCCCCGGTCGGCGATGATGTTGTAGGCGTGCTGGAGCGACGAGTTTTCCAGGGGCGTGCCGTCCGGGGCCGGGTCGGTGATGAACCGCGACGGGTTGCCGGTGACGGCGCCGGCGTCCATTTCGGCGCGGTGGTCGAGGTAGAACCGGTTCGCCCCGCGGGCGGTGTCGTCGCCGGTGTTCTGGTTGGTCTGTCGCTGTTCGATGTAGCGGTCCCAGAGGTCCTTGCGATCCGGCCAGGCCATGATGAACTGCATGCGCCGGCCCTTCCAAGACGGCTTGCGGGCGCGGTCGATGTAGGTGGCCGAGAGGCTGTAGCTGCTCATCGTCGTGGTGAGCATCACGCGGGCCAGCCGCTTGCCGGGACCGCCGAGGCCGGCCAAGTCCGCCTCGATCGTGCGGGCGCGGAGGTCCGTTTGGACGCCGCTGCGGGCCGAGTCGCGGGTCTCCGGGTCGTCGATGATCACCAGGTCGGGGCGCTTGGTGCCGACCAACACGCCGCGGATCGCGGAGTCCAGTCCGCGCGTGGTGATGACGGCCCCGCTGCCCAGCGACGGCTGGCCGGGCCGCAGCCGCGGATCCCAGTGGTCCGGCACGCGGACGGTGGGCAGGACGATGTAATCCTGCGCCCACTTCAGGAACGTCCGCTTGCCGTTGGCCGTCTGCGTGGCTCCTCGCTGGGCGGTCCCGTCCAGAGCCAGGATCGGGTCGCAGATTTCGGGGTAGTCGTCGGCCAGGGCCTGGTTACGTTCCAGCTGGTACTTGATGTTGGCCAGGATCTGCTCGGCGTTGGGGCCGGTGGCGGCGGCGATCAGCGGGAACGAGAGGATGCCGTGCATCACGCAGTAGATCGTCACGCACTGGACGATCGAGGTCTTGCCTTCGCCGCGGGGAGCGGCGATCGCCTGGTCCCCGCCGTACTTGGCCGCGTTCAGGATGGCGGCGACCATTTCCCGGCGCTGCTCGGTCCAGTCGCCCCAGAACACGTCGGGGAAGTAGCAGGTCAGGAACGAATAGATGTCGGCGGAGTTGGCCAGGCGGCGCTGGACGTCGGCCGGCTCGCGGATCTTGACATCCTTGAGGGACGCCCGGATCTTGCGTTTGCGGAGGGCGTCGGCCACCCGGATGCCGGCCTTCTTGTCGTCGCCGGCCAGGGCGGTAATCTGCTCGACTTGCCGCTTCAAGTCGGAGACCGCCTGCTGGCGTTTCTGGATTTCGGCTTGAAGCGTCATGGGGTTGGTCAGGTGTCAGGGGACAGGTGTCCGTTGTCAGTGGTCGGCTGGGGCCGCCGGGATTCGTTCTGGCTGCGTTGGGGCCGGCTTGGGGGTCTTGAATCCTGTTTTCCGGCTGGATTCGTGAAAACCGACGTTTTGCTCGTGGAAACCGGCGGTCTGCCCAGGCTTGCCTGCCGGCCTTGCCCGGTTTGCCGCGTTTTGACAAAAAAAGCCGCACCCCCAACGGGGCGCGGCAACAAAAAAAGGGAGTCACCGCGCCTCGCGTTGAGGCGTGCAACTCCCACTTGTGCCAATCTAGCATGTCCCTGCGGTATTGTGCAAGGCAGGGAAGAATCGGTTGAAGCTCAGGGGATGACGCGAAACACAATGCGGCAAGCATTGCACGGATTGTGCGGCACATGGGGCGGTCATTCTCCACGGCAGAGCGGATTCGGGACGGGCGCCGGATTGGAGAGTCACGTGTTGTACCAAGTAGCCAAGCGGGTGGAGAGCAAGGGGGTGTCAAGAGCCGCGATTCGAGCGTGCTGAGGTTGCCAGTCGGTTGCTGCTCCGCCATAATAAGCGAGTCACCCCCTGCACCTACGGACCACCCGCCTTGGAACGGCAGAACCATCGGGGGTGGGGCAAACGCGAATGACATGAAAACGGTCGATCCCTATTACGAATGGCTCGGAATTCCGCCCAAGGACCAGCCGCCGAACCACTACCGGCTGCTCGGACTGGAATTGTTCGAGGAGAACCGTAGCGTCATCGACTCGGCGGCCAACCGGCAGATGAGTTTCATCAAGGAATACCAAGCGGGGGCGGATTCGGAGTTGAGCCAGAAGTTGCTGAACGAACTTTCGGCTGCGAGGCTCTGCCTGCTGTCGGCGTCGGCCAAGGCGGCCTACGACACTCAGTTGCGTGCCCAACTCAAGCCCCAAGCGGCCCCTGCACCGGTTGTACCGATCCCGCCCAACATCCGTTGGCGAAAAGAACCCGATTCCCCCCTCGCGCCCCTCGATGGACGTGTTCCGCCAAGCCCGTTGGCAAACGCAAACCCGCTCCCAGCACCCACGGGGCTTGACGCGCGGTCTGCGCCGGCAAGTTCGGACGCGCCGCCCACCGTCGTAAGCGGACGATGGCCAGGCATCGAGCGGCAATCAAGAACTGGGCCTAGCGTGCTGGCCGTGGCGATGGCGGTGGTGGCCGTCGTTGCGGCCGTGGCGGCGGCAATTTTGGGCTTCGTCATGGCCCGGTCGTTCGGACCGGAGCCGTCACATCCCAATGACGCCGTAGCGCACGCGCAGGAACAGCAGCCTGCGAACATGGAAGAGCCCGAGGCGTCCGTCGCCGAACCCGTGACGGCATCCGAGCCGCCCACCTTCTCGCCGCCGTCCGAGCCGGCCCCAGAGCCGGCGCGGACGGCCGAACCCGTCGATTTGCAACTGCCCCCGCCGACGATGGCGGTTCCCACCGCACCCAAGGCCACGCAAGCCGTTGTGCCGCCGGGGCCGGTCATCGTGGTCGAATCGGCCGAACCCGTGCCGGCGTCGATGAAACAACCGGTCCTATCGCCCGTCATCGGCCCTGCGGCGGAACTGCCGACGATAACGGCACCGCTGCCGCCGCCACCCGTGGAGACTTTGGAGCAAGCCGACAAGCGTCTGCAGGTAGCCGGCGAGCAGGCTTCGTCCTCGGCCGAGCAGCAAGCCGTCGGGCAGGAGTTGCTGTCGCTGGCAGACAAGGCCATTCTCGATTCGCAGATCGAACTGGCCAAGCGAGTCATTGAGCGCGCTTTGGCCGCGGCCCGGAAATCAGAATCGGATGATTTGGTGAAGCAAGCCACGTTGGTGTGGAGCGAGCTGGAGCAACCATTCACGGATGAAGTGAAAGCACGAGCCCGTCAGCGCCTCCGCGAGCGGGACATTTCGCCGTCCGCGACTGCCGAAGAGCAAGGACAAAAACATTGATGACAAAAAAATGTGGCTTGGGAACGTGGGATGCGCACGTCGTAGAACGGAATTTATTCCGTTCCGAACGGAATGAATTCCGTTCTACTTTCGTTGCGGCCACCGGCCGCATCAGGATGCCTGCGCCCACACGAACCAAAGTCAAGGAGACCACCCATGCCGTTTAGCCGACGCGGTGTTTTTGTGCGAATTGTGTTCCTGGCGTCATGCATCGCCACGGCAGGCGAATTGGCCGCTCAGCCGAAGACGCCCGTCCCGGACGCGCGGGCTCAGCAAACAGCCAAGAAGGCGGCGGGCGAGTTGTTTGCGGATCGTTTCACCCAGGCCAAAACGACCGCCGAGAAAACCACCCTGGCGACCGACATGATGGACGCGGCGGGCAACGTCCAGGCCGGTTCGGCGGACCAGTACGTCCTGCTCAAGATCGCGCTCGATGTGGCGGCTGGGACCGGCGATGCGGCAACGGCGTTACAAGCGGTCGAACGACTGCTCGAACGGTTCGACGAACCGGCCACCGAATTGATTGGCGAAACGCTGCTGACGGCGGCCCGGCAAGCCACCACCTCCGCGCAGCACAAGGCGGTTGCCGAAGCGGCCCTGAGCATCGCAGGGAAGCTGTCGGACGCCGACCAATACGAGACGGCACTCCGTTTGTGCGAAGCCGCAAGAGCATCCGCTCAGCGGGCCAAGTTGTTTCCGCTAGCCAAGGAGTTGACCGCCCAGATCGAGGAAACCAAACGCCAACAACTCCTGTCGGAGGATTACCGCAAGGCGTTGAGCGTGCTGGAAGGCAAGCCCACGGATCCGGCGGCGAACCTGGCCGCGGGTCGGCATCTGTGTTTCGTCAAGGGCAATTGGGACCGCGGCGTCCCGATGCTGGCGCTGGGGAGCGACGCGGCGTTGAAGGCGGCAGCGATCAAGGACCTGCGCGGGGCG